CGCGCGGCGAGGGCGGCAAATTCGTCGCCAAACCGGGCGCCGAGGCGGAAGCCGACGCCAAGGCGATAGCCGCGACGCCACCCAAGCCCGCTGCGCACCAGGGCGTCGACACTCTCGCGGAAGCGCCCGGCCTGTCACTCGCCGACAAAATCGCTGGCATCAAAAATTACATGATGACCACGCAATCGCTGGCACCGGAATCAGCCCACGAATACGCCGCCGCGAAGATCGCCGAGTTGGTAACGCAGCAAAAGGCCGAGCAGGCGCAGTCATTCGCTGGCACCGTGCCAGCATCGGCCGTCGAGAACATCGCACAAAGCACCGCCACCAACCACAATCAGAAGCTGCAAATCCTCAATGAACTGAAAGCCAAGGCGGTCGAACTGAACCACGACCCGACCCAGATCGACCTGGGTATTTCCATGTTGGAACAGAAACAAAAGGATTTCGAGCTAAGCCTGCCGATGCCCGACGGCACAGCGGTGCAGCAGGAAATGTGGGAGGTGGCGGCCAACCCAGGGTTCAAGCACGAAACCAAAATCGCGCAGGTTCAGTCCGACATCGACAGTATGAAGGAAGGACCGGCGAAGGAATACAACAAGCAATTGCTGGCGCACCTGAAGGGCGAAACCTACACGCCGTCCGCGCCCGCGCCCCAAGGGCCTGACCCGTATCCCGGCTCCAAGGGGCAACAGGCGATCTATGAATACGCGACGCACCCTGACCCCGGGGTGACCGTGGCGGAAAAGATCAGCGGCATCAAATCGGTCATGGCGCACCCGAACGCGGGGCCAATGACGCAAGAATTTGGTGAAAAATGGATCGCGGCGCTGGACCCGAGCCAAGCCGCGACACCAGCCGCAGCACCAACCCCCGCGCCAACGCCCGCACCGACACCAACGCCCGCAGCCAAGCCGTGGGCTAGTTTGGAAACCATCAACAACGTCCACGGCAGGGCAGCGAAGCCACCGAAGAACGTCATTCGCGGCAACAAGAAACTGGCGCGCATTCAAAATGCCTATGATTGGGAAGCCAAGGCGGCGCAGCCGCCAAGCACCAGCACGCCGGAAGCGCAGAAGATCGCGCCGTCAATCAAGAAAGCGTTCTGGAACAAGGTGGACGGCGGGGTCAAGCAATCCATCTCGCTGTATGGCGGCTCGGATTACTACGACATCAACGGCTCGCTGCGCGGTGATCCTAATTACCCCATGACACCCAAGGTGCAGGGCTGGATCAACGACATGGACCAGTTGTTCTATGACGACGCGGCGGCGACCACCGAACACATGATCGTCCGACGCGGTGAGGACACCCCGAAAGCCGATATCGACCGCTGGAAGATCGAACTCGCCAAGGGCGACAAAGCCTGCCTGAACACGCGCAGCGGCTACACCTCGGCCAGTGTCGCGGATCAATCGGCGTTTTCCTCCAAGCCGGTGCAGTGGCATTTCGTGGTGCCCAAGGGCACCCGCATCCTGGGCATCGCTGGCACCGTCGGTCATCACGAAAACGAAATTCTGTTCCCGCACGGTCAGCAGACCGAGATTTATGAAATGTGGGAAGCCGACGGCCAGCAACACATCAAGGCGATTCTAAGATGACCGACAACAGCGACATCAGCCCCGAGGACATGGCGGATTTAGAACAGCGCGCCAAAGTCAGCGGGCGCACGATTGAGCAACTGATCGCGGTGTTTCGCCGCTCCACCTCATTGGGCGTCGCCAGCATCGGCGAGGACGTGATCGGCGACAACGAAGCGATAGCCGGTGGCTATACGCCGCTGACCAAAGTGCCGCTGCCCGACAGCATCCGTGATGTCGATTACCCCGACGATGAGGACATCTCGGGAGAACCGCCTGTGGTCGCAGGGCGGACGTGAAGATTTGCGATTGTCACGCCTGCCAAGAAAGGAGAGCGACGATGTCGCGCCGAAGCATTGGCGACTACATTTTGCGCGGGTTCATGTCGCGCGATAAAGCCTCGGTCACTGCGGTTATTCAGGACGCCGAGGCGGCACTGGCTAAGCGCACCAAGGATCAGGACGACCACGATGAGCCTGACGGCGACGAGGGCGGTGGCGACAAGCACACCATCGTCAATATCCACAATCACCACGAAGGCGACGACGACGACAAGGACAAGGCGCCGGTTGGTGATAGCGGCAAGCTGGGCGCGCGCGTGGCGCGGCTGGAAAAGGGCTTCACGTCGATGGACAAGAAGCTTGACCGGGTGCTGGACAGCATCACGGGCAAGGGCAAGGACGACGGCCTGCCGCCGTGGCTCGCCAAGAAGGGCGACGACGACGACAAGGACGACGACGACAAGGACGACAAGGGCGACGACGACGACAAGAAGGACACCGACGACGATCTGCCCACCGGTCACACCGAGGGCGCCCAGGTCGCGCAGGACCCGCCCGGCGTCGAAGCCGAACTGATGGAAGCCGACCCGGCGCTGAAAACCGGGCCATCCAAGATGGGCGACAGTGCCTATCGCGGCAGGCTGTCCACCGCGTTCAAGAACTTGATTCAGGAAACCCGCGCGCGGGCCGAAATCCTCGCGCCGGGCATCAAGTTCCCAACCATGGACGCGGCGCAGGGACCCAAGGTTGCCAGCGAAATGATCTGCGGTATCCGGCGCGCCGCACTCACCAAGGCAATCACCGATCAGCGCACCGGGCCGGTGATCGCGGGCTACCTCACCGCTGGCGGCATCAAGACGATGTCGTGTGATGCGGTGCGCTACGCCTTCATGGACGCGTCCGACAAGGTGCGCGCCCATAACAACGCCACCGGGCGGCCATCCGAGGCGACCTATTCCGCCGACGGTGATCCGCGCGCGTTCCGCGACGCCCAGTCCGAGAAAATCCGCCAGATCAACGCTCGCAACCGCGAGTTTTGGACCAAGCACGGCGGTCTCGGCCCACAGGGGAGTGTGCACTGATGCCGGTATTCCCATCGCTCGACGGCTCGGTGCTGATCACCGTCGAATACAACGACGACGTCGCTGGCGAACCCGGCAAGGTGTGGGCCATTCTGCACGACAACTCCATCCTTGGCTGGACCGATACCCAACCGGTGGTTCCGGTGATCATCGGTTCACTGCCCGCCGCAGCACCCGCCACCGACCCGATACTGTCACCGCTCTGGGGTCAGTATGTCGGCGGCATGGTGTTCGTGCCGGATATGTGGCGTGGCCCAGTGGCGGCATTCTTCACCGCTGTCGCTTCCAATAACGGCGCCACCCGCAAGGTCTATGCCAATTTCTTCACACCGGAATTGGCATCCGCTTTCCAGCAATGGGCGCGGACCAACCCTGCCGCACTTTCGGAACCACCCAACGTCACCGCCGAGAAGGAAGCTATGGAAGCCGAGGCGGCGAAAGAGGAAGCCGAAGCCAAGGCCCAGGCGGCGGCCGAGGCAGCCGAGGCGGCAAAAGAGGCGGCGGTCGCGACCGAACAACGTCGCGGGCGACGTAACAACGAGCCGAGCCGGGAAGCCTAAAAGCACCCTGAAAGGAGGGGTCGATTAAATGGTCGCTTTTCTCTTGCGTATGGGGGCTGGCATCAACGGCACGCCCAACCGCGCTCACACCAACGACACCGAGGCACAGTATCTGTTGCCACCCGGTCCGACGTTCTACGGATGCGGGCTGGTGATGGACGCTACCGGCAAGGTGCGCCCGCCGGTCGCGGGTGATCCGCCTGCTACCGGGCCGAATGCGGGCGGCGTCGTGTATGGCCTCTACGTGCGGCCCTACGTGACCAATTCCAACCAAGCCGCGTTGGGGGTGGACAGCCCGCCGCAAGGCAGCCTGTTGGAACCGGCCTCGGTGATGATCCGGGGTTATATGTCGGTCATCCTGCGCGGCGCCGTGGCGGCCGTGAAGGGCGCCCCGGTGTATTGCTGGAAGGCAGCGCCAGCGGGCGGACAGGTAACCGGCGGTATCACCGCAGACGGCACCACGCTGGCCTCGGTGATGGCGGTGCGCGGCTACTTCATGGGACCCGCCGACGCCAACGGCATCACGGAAATCTACTTCTCCGCGATCTAGTCTACACTGGCGTATATACGCCAAATCCTCACAATCGAATCAGCTTGAAGGGAAATCCAATGCCATTGGATAGTCTGAACGGCTGGGGTGGCATTGGCCACAACAGCGGTGCTGGCGGCGGCGGCAATCGTCGCGGCGGCATGTTTACCTACGACTCGTCGTTCTACGATTCGACCGGCGCGTTCCTGATCGGTGAATTGGAACGCCTCGACCAGACCATTCACGACCCGCTGTATAGCGTCACCTGGGGTCGCGATATTGATCTGCGCGAGGATGTCACCATCGGCGACGAAGTGTCGTCGTTCACCAATTCCAGCTTCGCGGTGGCAGGCGGTATCAACCCGGCTGGCATCAACTGGATCGGCAAGAACGTCAACACGATCAGCGGCGCGCAACTCGACATCGGCAAAACGCCGCAACCGTTGTTCCTCTGGGGCATGGAGGTGTCGTATACACAGCCAGAGCTACAGTCGGCGCAACGCGTAGGACGCCCGATTGACGACCAGAAGTATCAGGTGATGCGCGTCAAGCACCTGATGGATACCGACCAACTGGTCTATCTCGGCGATGCCACACTCGGCACCTACGGGCTGATCAACCACCCGTCGATCGCGGTCGCCAACGCAAGCGGCGGCGCATGGACTGCGGCAGCACCCGACAACATCATTGCCCAGGTCAACGAAATCCTGACGACCACGTGGCAGAACTCGGGCTATGCGCAGGCACCCGACCAACTCCGCGTGCCGCCGCTGCAATTCGGTATGATGGTGTCGGCCAAGGTATCGACGGCGGGCAACATCTCGGTGCTGCGCTATTTGCAGGAAAACACCATCTGCAACACGCAGAACGGCAAGCCGCTCAACATTCAGCCGTTGAAGTGGTTGTCCAATGCGGGCGTCGGTTCGGCAAACCGGATGCTGGCCTACACGAAGCAGTATGACCGCGTGCGCTTTCCAATGACCCCGCTGTCGCGGACGCCGTTGGAGTGGCGGTCGATTTACAACATCACGACCTACTATGGCCGCCTTGGCGTTATCGAGGTGGTGTATCCCGAGACATTGCTACTGCGCGACGGCATTTAGGCCGGTCAGCTTCGCGCCTCTTTTCAGCCCAGCGGGCGGCAGATTACATTCAGCCACAAGCTGCACGCCATCCGCACCTACTTTGCCGGTCCGAAAGGATAACCCATGACAGGACGTGAGAGCATCGAGCCTATCCTGCAATTCTTCGCCTATGAGCATTTGCGCGGGGATTTGCAGGATACCTCGAAACCGTTCGGCGAACTTGCGGTGTTGATTGTCGATAGCCTGCCACGCAACCCGGAACGCACGGTCGCGCTGCGCAAATTACTGGAAGCCAAGGACGCGGCGGTGCGCGCCAAAATCTATCAGGGGTGAGCCATGCCAACCATCCACGTCGTCAAAGCGTTCATTTTTCAGACCCCCGACGAACGCAAACAGCAGTTCAACCCGGGCATCTTTGAGGTGCCCGACGAGACTGCCAACCATTGGTTCGTCCAGGCGCACCTCGCGGGCTATGTGACGCCGCCTCGGCAGACCCAGCCGAGCTATCAGCAGATGGAACTGGAAGTCATGCAGGCGGTGCGGCGCAACGAGCCGGTGGCCACCCAGGTGGCAGCGACCCAGCCGCCGCCACAGGCCAACGCCGAGGTGATGACGCCTGCCAGCGATCTGCCCGCGCCCAACCCCGACGATATGCGCGGCTGGCTGGATATGTCTGAGCGCAAGATGCACACCTTCGCTGGCAAGCCTGCCGAGGCGCTGGACGGCCCCACGATTTCCTTGCTGCCATCGTCCGCGCCGTAGCGCCGACGCCGCGTGGCGCCGTCTGGCGCCCGCTATGACCACGCTGGACGATTGGCGTCACCTCTTGAACGGAGAACCGCCGATGGACCTGATCCTGCTCGTTGTCATCCTGATCGTGTTGTTTGGTTTCGGTGGCGGATATTACGGCTACCGGGGCGGCTATTATGGCGGTCCCGGGTTTGGCATCGTCGGTGTGATCGTGCTGGTCCTGATCCTGCTGTTGCTGTTCGGCGGCCACCGGATCGTCTTGTGATGCCGCTCACCAGCAAAGGCAGCGAAATCCTCGGCAACATGCGCGAGCAATACGGCGAGGCAAAGGGCGAGCGGGTGTTCTATGCGTCGAAAAACAAGGGGACCATTGAAGGGGTAGACGCCATGTCAGTGACACCGAGGGCCGAGGATGACTGGTCGCCCGAAGCACGCGCGGCGGCCGCCAAGTCACGCGGTGGTGGCGGTGGTGGCATCACGCCGCGCGAGAGCGAGCGGAACATCCGTCGCGATCTGCGCCCGCAGCATGAAATCGCCCGGGCGTATGGCCGCAAGCCCGAGGACATCAGACAGATCAAGGGGCGCGACCTTGTCACCGGGCCGTCGACACCGACGCCGCAAGCAGGCGTCTCGCCTTCGATCACCACGGCGCCGTCGGTGACCCCGTCGACGCCCAATACGCCCGCCACCACGACGCCGCCGACGCTGACACAGGCACCCACGCCAGATAGTCGCCCGGTGGTGCTGGCGCGCGATCAGGCGCGACTGGCGGGCAACCGATGAGCGACACCGTCCAACTCGTTCCAGGGCCGCCGCCGCGTATTCCGGCGCCGACGCCGCACGCGCTGCCCACCTCGACCATCACTGACCCGCCGACCTTCCGTTCGCATTTCCCCGAGTTTGGCGACGACACGGTTTACCCCGACGCGCGGGTGCAACTGTTCATCGATACCGGGAGCGTCATGCTCAACCCCTACCGCTGGGGCAGCTACATGACGCTCGGGGTGGAACTGTTCACCGGGCACATGCTGGCGCTGGGGCAGTATGCCGCGTCGCGCGCGGCCGGTGGCGGGGCTGGGGCAGTGCCGGGCATTTCCTCGGGCCTGATGACCAACAAGAGCGTCAGCAAGGTCAGCGTGGGCTACGACGTCAGTGTCACCGCGATGGAGGGCGCCGGGCCGTGGAATTATACCATCTACGGCCAGCAACTCTATTGGTGGATGCAGGTTGTCGGAACCGGCGGCGTTGAAATGCTGGCGCTGACCTACTCGGGCGGGGTGTGCGACGGCGCCATGCTGGGCTGGGCAGTCGGAGCGATGGGTGTATGGACGGGATAAACTACCCGCCGCCGCCCCCGAAGGACGACGAAGCGCAGCCGCGCGCAGGGGCGCGCTGGGAAACCGTGCAGCACCTCTACACGGTGAACTCTGGCAGCGCGCCACCGGCCAACACGCTGTTGGTTGGCGAACTGGGGCTGGAACTGGCGGACCCGGTCAAAATCTGGGCGGGCGTGCCGACCAGCATGGACGCTACGGGCCGCAAACTGCTCTACGACAGCAGCAAGGCGGTCGGGGCACCCTTCCCCGAGGCACCCACCGACGGGCTGGTCTACGGCCGCCAGGGCAGCACCACGTCGTGGCTGGGCGTGCTGCCGCTGACCGGGGGCACGCTCTCCGGGCCGCTGACCATTCAGAGCGCGTCCAATGCCAGCTTCTACGTCCACGCCACCGGGCCAAGCTGGCCCGGCGTCAAATGGAATACCGAACTAGCGGGCACCGCTGCGGGCTATTTTGAATCGCAGCGCTATGGTCTGAGCCGGTGGTCGGTGGAGTTTGGCGGCACTACCCGCGAGACCGGGTTCAACGCTGGCACCGACTTCCTGATCAACCGTTTCGATGACAGCGGCAACGTGCTGTATCCCAGCCCGCTCGCCATCACACGGTCGGACGGCTCGGTGCATCTCGGCGCCCTGGTGTTTCTCGCCACCGATCCGACCAGCGATCTGATGGCGGCGACCAAGCACTACGTCGACCAGCAAAGCCCGGCGGGCAAATACCTGTTGCTGACCGGCGGCACGATCAATCCCGGCCCGCTGAACATCGAAAACCTGATCGACAATCCGCGCCTGAACCTCACCGGCCTCAGTGGCATCGGCTCTTACTGGCCGATCGTCACGCTGAACGTGCAGGCGGCCACCGGCTCGGTGGGCATCATTCAATCCCAGCGCAACGGCGCGCGGCGCTGGGCCATCACCCTAGGCGACGGGTTTACCCCGGAACTGCTCGGCACCAGCGTCGGCACCGATTTGATAGTTTCGCGCTACGACGATTTCGGCGGGTTGCTCGGCAACGTGCTGACCATCGCGCGCGGCAGCGGCAACACGTTCATCAATGCCGCGCTGACCATCGCTGGCACGGTGATCCTGCAAGCCGGTGATCCGACCACCGACCAGGGGGCTGCGACCAAGCTGTATGTCGATAACAGCGTCGCGGCGCTGACCAACAAATACCTGCCGCTGACCGGTGGGCGATTGAGTGGCGGGCTTAGCTTCGGGCAGGCGACGCCATTCACCGATCCGACCAACCTGACACGCCATATCGCGCTGTATGACGGGTGGGGCGGCTTCAGCGTCACGTCGGGCCATTTGAACATCGTGGCTGGCACACAGTTGGCGCTGAGTTTCGATGGCCCGTCGATCTTCGTGGCGCCAAACACCGGCCTCTACGTCAACCGCGATCCGTCCACCGACATGGAGGTGGTCAACCTCCGCTACCTGAACACCAACACCATCAATGTCGCTGGCGGCGATGCCCGCTGGGTCAACGTGGCTGGCGACACGATGACCGGCAATCTGACCATCTCGACGCCAAGCGCCGCCACGGTGGCTGTGAACGCGGCGATGGGCACCTCGCCGGGCTATGCGTTGTTGTCGGGTAGCAAGAATCGCTGGTTGATCGCGATCGATGCCAATTTGGAGGATGGTCACGGCTTCGGCAGCAATCTCGCATTCTACAGCTACCACGACGACGGCAGCTTCAGCGGAACGCCGCTGTGGATCGACCGGCAGGACGGCTACATCTGGGTCGGCAATACCATCTCGGTCGGCCGTGATCCGATCACCAACATGGAGGTGGTTACCCTAGAATATCTGCGGACCAACTACGCGCCGATCGCGGGCGGCGGCTACGTGTTGAAGACCGGCGATACCATGACCGGGCCGCTCACTCTGCCCGGCGGTTCCTACAATGCGCCAGCGCTGAATATCTCGGACGGCAGTGGGAACACTGGCTCGTTCTACATCGACCCGGACAACAGCAACCACTTCACCATCGATTTCAATGGCTACGGCGGGATGCTGGCGTTCGATGACGCGAACGGCGTCGTCTACATGAACGCCGTCGTGCAAACCTCATCGAATTTTCTGATCAATATCTTCAGCAGGGGACAGGTCTACAACAGTTTTGCGTGGTGGTCCGCCTATGAGAACGCGGGCGCGGGAATTTCGCCCGGCAATCAAAGGGCCGGTGATCTGACGATCGGTCCATCGGACAAGTGGGGCGACATCAGCACCAGCCCGTGGGCGCATTTCTACGGCGGCGCGACGCCATCCCTGACGGTGTCCTGCAATACCACCTTCGGCGGCACGGCGGTGTTTAACGGTCAGGCCAGACTGAACGCTGGTGGCCTTGTATCTTCCGGCGGTATTGTGTTCGCCGATGTGTCGGGACAAAGCCCGGCTGACGCGACGCGCCACATCATCCTGCACAGCGGCTTTGGGTTTGGCGTCACCACGCCACCGGCATCGACGCCGAACCGGCTGAACTACATCGCGGACGTGAACAGCTACCACGCGTTCATCAACGGCGTGGATACGCTCACCATCGGCAGCAGCGGCATCCAGATGGCCGCCAACACCGATGTCATCCTGTCGCGCGTGCCGACCAACAGCATGGGCGCGGTGCCCAAGAGCTACGCTGACGGCTTCCTGCCGCTGGCCGGTGGCGTCATGACCGGCGGCCTCGTGTTCAACAACAGCAACTACACGCTGGTATCAGGGCGACCCGACACCAGCCACCACATCACGCTGTTCAGCGGCTACGGGTTCTCGATCACTGGCGGGTCACTGAACATCGTCACTGGCATGACGACGTGGTTCTCTAACAGCCAGACCGGTCAGGACTTCGCATACTTCGATAGCTACGGCCTGCGCATGGTGGGCAATGCCACCGTGGCACTGAGCCGCGACCCAACCGACAAGATGGACGCGGTTACCAAGCAATACGCCGACAACGTCGTCCTGGGTGCGGGCGGACCGTTCCTGCCGATCGTCGCTGGGTTCAACAACGCGCTGACCGGCGAACTATATCTGCCGCATATCGCGCCGACCGTCGATGAAATGGCGACGCCAAAGTTTTACGTCGACACAGCGGATCAGAACCTGCAAGCCCAAATCTCAGCGGTGGTATCTGGCAACCTCGTGTTCTATGGCCAGTTGGATGTCGCGCACGATGTGGTGCATTACAAATATACCGTAAACCTTCCCGACACTCCTATGCCGTTGCCGACTGCTGTCCCCAAGGGCGGCTATATAATCGTGACAGAGGGAGGGATACCGCCGACAGGGACCGGCACGAACATTCCGCCTTTGCCTCCTGGCACTCCACAGTATGTGCGCGGCGATTGGTTCATTAGCGACGGCGAGATATGGATTTTTCTGCCGACCGGCCTCGTCTACTTCACGGCGGATGCCGTTGAGGTTTCCCCGCCGATCCAAGGCACGACCGACGTGCAGGCCACACTGACGTGGCTCAACACCAACAAGCTTAACCTTGCTGGCGGCACCATGCAGGGGCACCTATTACAGCCCCTGGTGCCAACCACCGGCACCAGCTTGGTCAACCGCAACTACGTCACCAGCACGCTCGGCGGCTACCTCGCGCTGACCGGCGGCAACATGCTGGGCGGCATCAGCTTCGACAGCAGTCTGGCAACGGGTTCCAGTTTCACTGACAACTCACGTTATATCTCGCTGCATCCTGCCGGATATGGGTTCAACGTCACAGCCTACCGACTGAACTACACTGCAGCAGCCGACGCCAGCCATATATTCTGGGTCGGCGGAATTATGAAATTCTATACGAACGTCAGTGGCCTAACTATGACTGACGGCGACCTGACGCTCGCACACGATCCTACCTCGACCATGCACGCGACGACCAAGCAATACGTCGACGGCCGCACGCCGTTCACCACCGACGCGCCGAATGACACGCGCTGGTATGGTCGCCACGCCGCGCAGTGGGGCTACGTGCCCGGCCTGCAATTCATCGGCGCTGGCGCCTATGACCTGAACGCGGTCTCGCCGGGTGACTTTCAGGGCATCCTGTCGATCACCAATCAGGCCAGCCCGCCCAACTGGCCAGCGGACAACACGGACGCGACCGCGTCCGTGCTGCAAAGCTTCAGCAGCAACGCCAACTGGCGCAGCCAGCTTATGATGGGCGCGCACCAATACGGCCCGCAGCCCGCGCTGTGGTTCCGCAGCAACGATGATAACTATGCCGGTGGCTGGTCGCCCTGGACGCGGCTGATCGGCAGCACGGGCGGCACATTCCTCGCGACGGTAGTTTTCTTCGCCAACAACACAGCGGGCATGGTGCCGGTTATCGTGCAGGGCAATGGTGCTGCCGTTACGCCCGCCCAAAATTGGGGCGGCGCGTTCCAATTCAACCAGAGCGGTGGCAACAGCGAATTAGACTTCATCAACCTGTTCTCCAACCCAGGGCGTAGCTTCAGTTGGTGGCAGATGAATACCGGCGGCACGGCGCTGACGGAAATCGGATGGTTCTCGCCCAACGGCAATTTCTCGGTGCCTACGGCTGTATACACAGGCTCGGTCCATCTCAGCCAGACGCCGACTGCATCAGATCAGGCAGCGACGCTTGGGCAAGTGAACGCGGTCAGCGCGTCGCTTGGAAACTACCTGCCACTCGTGGGAGGTATACTAACCGGCAATCTGACACTGAATGCCTCATGGCCAACCATCAGTCTGGATACAGCGACAGGCAACGGGCGGCAGATTATGGGGTTCACCAGCGGCAGTGCCCGTTGGTTGTTGCGGATTGGAGATAACGACCCAGAAAGTGGAAACAATCTGGGGGCGTCCTTCGCGCTGTATCGCTATGGCGACGGCGGCGGCTACCTTGGTATGCCGTTCTTCATCTCACGCCAGACCGGTGACGCTTCGTTCCAGGGCACGATCTTCGTCGGCACCGACCCGACGCAGAACTTGGCGGTCGCCACCAAGCAATACGTCGATGCGGTCCGCACGGCACTCGGCGGATACCTGCCGCTCAGCGGGGGCGCCCTCTCGGGCCTGCTGACCGCGCAGGCTGGTATCTCTGTGACCGGCGGACCGTTCACCGTTGGCTGGTCTGGTGCGGGTGGCGCTGGGATGGTGCTGCAAGCCGCACCCGGCGCCTACAGGGCG